TAGATCATGTATTCAATTTGTTGCCTATTGATATGCTTGATGTTATAGGTAACTTCTATCATAACTTAAACAATAAATAAGATGGCTGATAACTGGAACAAAGCCGGATTCTTTTCTGGCATAACGGAAGATTATTCAAATTACCATTGGTACAAAGGAGAAAAAGAGAATCCGTATAAAAGTGATACTTTTCACCCTTTGGCAGCTTCTTTTTGGGAGTATGAGAAGGAGTTTCATTATTCCTACTTGGATGCTTGCGACACAAAAAAGCCTTTAGATGAAGCGTACAAGGAATGGAAAGAGCAACTATTATCAGAGCATTTACCAGGTAAAAGCCCGAATCCAGAAGGAGATACAACCAACTGGGAAAAATCGTTTGAAACAGGTAAGAGGGAGGTGTAAAGCCTTCCTCTTTTTTGTGTCGTGCCTAAATTAATAACATAAACGGATTAATTTTCTCATAAATAGCACTATATTTGCAGTTAGAAATAAAATATGAACTAATATAGCATTGGCTATTGTTGCCAATTTTAATAGGTTATTAACATCTAAATTGCACGATATGAAAAATTTATTCTTATTTTTAATGTGTCTTATAACTTGTAACTCTATTCATGCTCAAAAAATTGTCAAAGACGAAATAGATGAGTTTACAGGTAATCGAATAACTGAAACAAATTACATTAGCTTTAGTGATGGTTTTACTTGCGCTTTGCATAAAGTTAATAATACAATAATTTTAAAGACTACCTATAATTGCGGTGATAAAGTTTATAGCATGGAAAAAGGAGCCGATTTAATGCTCAAATTAGAAAACGATAGTATCATTACATTAAACAACGAAGAGGATGCCGTTGCTGAATATTGGAGTCTAAATCTTGGAAAAACCTTTATTGAGCATTTTAATCTTAAAACAAGATATATTATTCCAGATGAAGTATATACTTTGTTGAAAACGAATAAAATTCGGACGGTTAGATTTTACACTACAGATGGCTATATAACTGAAACTGTATCAGAAAAACGAGCAAAAAAAATACTGAAGCTATTTAGTTTGTTGAAGTAAAATTGTATGTTTTCATCTGTTGAGAGCTGATGATAGCTGCTTTAAGGCAGTTCAGAGCCATTGCCAGCGTTGGTAATGGCTTTTTATGTTTTTAGGCATTGTTTAAAATCTTGCTATATATAATAATTATAACCATATTTGCACACATAATCAAAATTTTATCATTATGAATATTCAAGATTGTTATTGTAATACGTGCAAGCGTCATTTGCCGTACTATGATGCACAGCGCAATAAATGGAAATGCCCTACTTGTGGTAATCCTGCATTCCTAAAAGTATTAGGCAAAGATCAATACTTTTTTCAATGCAGATATATTCCTATAGAAGATATTAAGTATGGAGATCTAATAGTCATAGATCCATTACATGATTTTACCCCCAGTATTCTAAATATAGAGGTAATAGGGAATCAATATTTTGTAGCATTAAAAGGATATAGGCGTGTTAGTTATGATAAAGGCACATTAGTTCCCATTGTTGATGGTTGTTGGGGATGGTAATTATAAAGGTAGCTCAATAGGCTACCTTTATATTTCTTCCAGCTCAACTACCCAGCCTTTTCCAAAGCCGTATTTTCGTGTTTCTTCCTGATAAACATTCAGCACCTTAAAACGGGATCCGGCACGAAACACAATTTCATCTTCACTTGCATAATGGGAAATGGCTTTTACATCTACACCCTTCTTGCTTTTGATAACCAGCATTAGGTTATCTCCAAAGATAGCAGTTCTATCAATATTGGTAGTAGAGGACATGAAGGCTTTGTTTACATAGGGTTGCCCGGATGATAGACACGCTTTCATTTCTTGAATATACTTATCCAGCTTCATTGCGTCAAAGCTGATCCCTGAAAATACAGTACCATTATAGCGAGGCATTTTTTCTAAGGCAGCATTACAAGCCGGATAATATTTTTGGCATAATCCCCCATAATCTTGTATTTTGCCAAAGTACGGATCTACAATACCATAACCGTAATTATTACACCACTTGGAACCGTATGTATAGCGGTTTATCAAAGCAAGCTCATCTACGGATATACCCGTTTTTTTGCTATAACGCTCCATTGCTCCAGCTTCACTACTATAGTTCTGCCAGCGTCCACCGATGGCGTTATTAGCACTATGATTAACTGGCGCATTTATATACTCTTCCAGTGCTTTTTTTGCCAATTCCTCAGTTTCTCCATTCAGCTTAACCAGCTTGCCTTGTTTTGACACATATTTTAAAGCCAACTCCTTTTTATAATCAGCAAGCCGGACAT